ATATCGTGTACGGATTTGTACCCAAGCCTTAGATTTTCGAAATCCTCGACTAAAGAAGACGGAATAGAACTTAATCTCAACGCCTTAATCTTTGCGTCGTATATCTTGTTTATCTTGGTTATCTCCTTATTTATTTCCGTATTGGCGATATTAGCCTCACGTTGGATGTAATAGTCGCGTACCGCCTTAATCTGTTGTTCCTTATTGCCTTTAACGAGTTGCTCGTTTGTGAGCCCCGATAATGCCGGAACTCGTCGAAGTTCACCTATCGCCTCCTTTAATTTCTTTATATCGAGGTTCTCTTCGTGAATCATTGCGACCCTTTTCTCCTGCTCGACCTGCTCCTGCCTTATGTTCGCCCTTCTGCTCTCTATTGATTCGTTCAACGCTTCGATAGATGCGTCCTTTCCGTCTTTACCTTCAATAACCTTCTTGATTAGGAAATTAACGGCTTTTTTGAAATCCTCGACGGCGTTTGCAAAATCTTTTTCAACCGACCTCGGGGCGATTGCCTTTTTGATGCTATCGCCAAAATTCTCGAAGAATCTCTTGAAAGCCTCTATCACACCTGCGATGCCAACCCCTGCGACGCCAAATTTAGCCATCCCCGCGATTGAACCGACCGCACTGCCGAGACCGCTCGCTCCTGCTCCTTTTATTGCGTTGCCGAGCCTTCTGGATGCGGCGATGTTCATCCTCTTGTTGCGGGCTTCCTCCCTTCTGTCCATCGCCTCTATCTTCTTGCGTTCCCGCTCCTGCTCCTTGAGTTGACGCATGTTCTGCGTGTGCGCCTGCGTGCGTGTGCGCTCCAACTTCCTCACGGACTGCCCCAATACGGTCAGCCCTTGGTTAGCCTGCCGAAGTTGCGCCCTCGACTCGTTGCCGAGTCCCTGCTCGCTCACCGATAGCCTGCGTATCTCGTTCTGCAACGCGACGATGCTCTGCGTCGCCTCCGAGGTGGTAATCTTGCCGTCCTTCATGTCCTGCGTGATTTCCTTGCCCCACGTGGCGAGCCGTTGGATGCTCTTCTCAGTGGATGCGCCCATCTTCTCGAATACGCTCTCGAGGTCTTCGACGTCGATTTGCGCCTTCTTCGTGTCTATCTGTACTTCGTAATGCAGTTCCATTAAATCTATCTTATAGAAGTTGGTCGAATATCTCATTTGCGTGCCGTGGCACGAATTTCTCTTTTCTCTCTTCCTCTTCCCTTTCGTCCTTGTCTGTGTCTGTGTCGTACGATGGTATCGATGCGTTCAGGAGAACTATATTCTTGTAACTCCGGCGGTTTAGTATCTCTTCATAGTCCATTCGGAAGTATTTCATCACTCCTCCGATGGTCGCCCATGGACTGCTTCCGTCTCCTTTCCTCCGTTTATCCTTTTCACGCCTCGCAGGAAAATCGAAGCGCTGAAAAAAAAAGCGAAATCGAAAGTCTCGTACACGATGCTCATGCACTTCTTGAGCGTCCGCGTGTTCATCTTCTTCTTCACGTACCACCCGAACATCCTACGCAACGCCTTGCTTCTGAATAAGGCTATCAACGCTATCTCCTGCGTGCATTCCACATCGAGCGGGCTGTCGAAGGCGAACTTTGCGACCCCCTTGGATACGTCCGCTACGTCCGTCTCCTCCATCATCCCCGAAATCTCGCCTATCTCGATGACCTGCGAGAGCGTCAAGGGCTTGGCGTAGACCGGCAGAAGGCCGATCATGAAGAACTTGCCCCTCTCCGATATCGTGTCCGTCGTCTGTGTAGCCGTGTTCAGGTTCATTCTTGTTCAATTGAAAGAGAGGAGGCGTCGCCACCTCCTCTCGGGTTGTTGATGTTCGGGTTATCAGGAAGCCGATACTTTCTCCCAGTCCGTTCCCGAGATCTCCTCGCCTGCTGCGTTGTAGTTCGCCAGCTTGGTGAACTCGAGCGTGAAGGTAGGGAAGGTCTCCTTACCCAACGTGCCGGAGCTGGTGACGCGGAGGCTCATGCGGGCGAAGCGGTAGATCTTCGCCGGGTTGGAGCCTTGCTCCAGCGTGCGGATCTCCACACACTGGTTCGGGATTGTGAAGCTTACCGGCTCCTTCAACTTGTTGCCCTCCTTGACGTAGCCAAGGAAGTACTTGAACGCAACCTCGCTGCGGTCGTAGGTCTGAAGGGTGAAGCCCTTCGACCCGCCATCCGTATTGATCGTTGCGTATGGATCGTCCGAGTCCTCGATCTCGATCTTGGTCTCAGAAGGAGCCGTATCCGTATATTGGAACGAGCCCTTCACGATGGCCTCGACCTTCATCGTAGGAAGACCCACGATGGTATCGAAGTCGATGAAGTCGCCCACGTTGAACGTGAGGTCCTTCACGTAGTCGTTCACGGCGAGCTCCTTTGCGGACTTGTAGGGAGTCACGGACGTGATCTTGATCTCGCCTTCTCCTGGAGTGGCGTTCGCCGCAACGACCTTCAGCGCCCCTGTCGTGGTGGAGTCCACCTGATAGTAACCGCTCAGGTCTTTGTCGGTAGCCGGAGCGAGCTTCAAATATTTTACGCCATAATCTGATGTAGCCATAATTATTTGATTTTTAGTAGTCTAAATTCAAATACTGATATCGTATCCGACATGCTATAACGAACTGCTTCGTGTCGGGGTCGTAGTCGACCCGCGGACTTCCGTCCGTCCGCATCGCAACGCCCGTCTGCGCCGCGCCCGTCTCCAGCATGTCGTAGAAGAGTCTCTCCAATGCCCCGCACCTCGCCTCGTCGGGCGTGTTCGTCCGGTTGAGGACCTTCGGGAACGTGTAGATATTGAGCCGAACGATGCCCGTCTGTATCTGGTCATCGATTCCGGCGCTGTGCCACAGCACGATGTCCTCATCCTTTGATCCCGACGGGCGCTTGTTGCGGCGGTAGACATCTCCGCCTATAGCCTTACCCAATGCGCTCGCTTTCACGAACTGGTACATCGTTCTTTCCATCTCGTTAGGTGTGAGCATTGTCTTAGTGTCTTGTGAATAGTTCCTTAACCATCTCCTCCGCCTGCTGCTCGGTGTCGAGTTGTGCGCTTGTCAGCACGTCCAGCCCGTGGACATCCTCCACGAAGGAGGCGTAGTTCATGCCGGCGCAGACGATGAGGACGAGTCCCGAAGGGTACTCAGACCTCAGCTGGTCGAGCAGCGCCTCCGCCACTTGGACTCCCTCCTTTCCGTCCCCCTTGGGTCCCGAGAACTGTCTCGACTCCCCTTGCAGGACCGGCTCGCCGTCCCTGAGGATGACATAGCCGATGGATGACCGGAGGTTACCCGTCACGTCGTTGTAGCTGCCCTGGTCCCTCGCTATCGTGACCGCATGCTCGCCAATGGCCGCTAGGCCCGTGATGACCTCATCGATGGCCTCCTCGACCTGTGCTTCGAAGTCCGCCTTGATCTCGTCGAGCCACCTGCCGGCGAACATCCTCACCGATGCCTTCCGCTTGCCCATCAGACCACAAGTTTGATGCGCCCTTGCGTCGGGACGAGCTCCGATGTTATCACCTCGAATTCCCCGAGGTCTTCCCCATGCCGTTCAAGTCTCACCTTGTTGCGGCTCCTGAAGTCAAACCCCGACGAAGCGGGCAATAGCACGATGAAGGAGCAGACCCGCTCCACGTTGTCGGCTGTGCGCCTCACGTTGTCGTTGCGGGTCGTCTGTACCGAGCATCGTATCGGCTCGCTCCAGTCTGATTGGGGCTCGGACGCCACCTCCTCGCCGGCCGTTGCCACTGCCTCGTCGGAGGTGGACTCCTCGTTGCCCGTATTGTCAGGCTCCGCTATCTCCCCGTATTCGTTGAACGTGACGTCCTCCGGGAGCAGGTAATATCTGAGCGTGCCGTTGTACCTCATATCCTTCGTCCTCCTACCAGAGATGTGAACCATCCTCTACCACTCTCACAAAGTCCGATAGCTCCTCGTCAGCGTCGAGGCCGTAGATGCCGCACCAATAGCTGATGCTCTGCTTGATACGCTCGGAGAACACGCTTGTGGACACGCCGTTCTCGGAACGGCTGCCCTCCACGTATCCGACCACGAGCGACAGGGCAAGCCTGAAGTTGCGGACGTCCTTCGGCGTCGCCTCGGCTGTGGCGTCCACCCCTTCGTTGAAGCACATCGTGTTGATGGTCTCATCGTCCGGGTAGAACGTGTTTGCCATGGCGTTGCACAGGCCTCGTATCACTTCGGAGTTCTTCATCAGACGTTCGTCTTAAGAGTGTAAATACCATTCATCTCGGTGATCACCGGCAAGGCGTACGCCTCGGCCTTGATGAACTCGACGCCGTTCGAGCCTTGGGTTTCGCCTGCGCCCCATTGGGATACGCGGACTCTTCCGTAGTTCGAATAGGATACGCCCGGTTCAGGACGAAGCTCGCTGTTCGCCCATGCGTTCTTGATCGTTCCGAGCTTGCCCTCAGGAATGAACACCATGTTCTTGGCGTTCCAAGGAGAGTACGGAGTCCTTTGCTGTCCGTTTTGAATGCGGACTTGCCTGCGGACGGTCTCGAACACAGGGAAGCCGTTCGACTGCATGTAATCGTTCAAGTCCTTCAGCTGAACCATGCGGGCTGATTTGTCCGTTCCCCAGATCATCTGCTTAACCTTGGCCGAGCGGCACATGTAAGAGATGACGGAAGGAGCGCACAAGATCTTAGCGAAAGCGACCTTATCCTGCGCAGCGTCGATGACGCCGAGGATGTCCTCAAAACAGTCGACCGTGGAGAGGTTGCCGTCGGTCCAGTAGGTGGAAGCGGTCGCAATGTTCTCACCCGGTTGGTTGTAGTTGATGGTCGTCCTCACACCACCCTCAGGGTTGGTTGTGTCGTCGAGGGTGAATTGGCCCTCGTTGGACAACGCACCGAGGAATATGACGTCCAACTTGCTCAAGACACCATCCACGACGGTGCGCACATTGCCGAACATGAGATCGACGAGCTGTTGAGTCTTCGTCCTGTCAGGCAGTGACTTCGAGTCGAGGATCTGAAGAACCTTGCGGTACTCCTGAATCGTGAGCGGACGGGTGATCGCATGGTTGAGGATTGTCTCCTTCAACGTCTGCAGACCCTCCGTGCCGAGGATGGCCTCCTTGGAGTCGGTTCCGAGGGTAGGCGCCGCCACGGTGATGTTGTATTGGCCCAGCAACTCCTCGAAGTCGAGGCCAACCGTCGGAGTATCCCAGTCGAGATACTTCTCGAAGATGGCATTGTCGAAGAGCTTTTTGTTCTTCTCTGAAATCGCGTCGAAGCGCAACTGCACGTTCTTTGTCAAATCGCCAAAAATAGAGCTATACTGAAATTCCATAGTTCACCTCCTTTACTGCTTGATGATGTGGATATTCGGATTGTCCTTCAAGCACAGGCCACCGCCATTCAGCCACTCGGACAGAATAGGGAACTGCAGAGAAGGATAGAGTACCACGGCGTCGTACGCCACGGCGAAAGTAGGAGCGCCCTTGCCGTCGAAGACGAGGTCAGCGCCAACCACCGCATTAGGGGCCACCTTGACGGTGGCGTTCTTCAAGATCACGTAGTCGTTAGCCGCCAGCTCCTTCGAGCCGTGGTAGTTCGCCTTAGCGGTCGCAAGGTTCACCTGGCCGTCAGAAGCACCGGATGCGACCACCTCCAGAGCACCCTCATCGGTGCTCTCGGCATCGTAATAGCCATAAGGCGTCGCCTCGGCTATGACATCGTTAGCGTTCAGACCGGTAAGCGCATGGTCGAGCGTCAACTCGTCATAGTCCGCCTTAGAGCGGTTGATGGCCAAGATGGTCTTAGACACGGTCCCGTCGCTCCCGACCTTGAACACGACATCGCCCACCTCGAAGAGGTTGCCTTTGCCGATTCGTGGCTTCGTCGTCGTCCCGCCGGACAACACTGTCGCTGTCTTACACAGGTCTGCCGTGAATCCATTGTAGATCCTCAACGGCGTGCCCCTCCTTACGATAGTGCCGACAGACACATCGTTGTTGGGCCTATAGCCGCCAGGGAGAATCTTGCATTCCCCCCTCCAGATCTCCGGAACACGACCGGAAAATGTGGTTTTTTGGAAATTGATTGCCATAAAGCTAATTTTTTAGAGTTACGGACGCGAGTTCGCTAGTTGTTACCAGGAAGGGTGTCGGCCCATTGCTGCGCCATCTTCTTCATGTCCTCGTCCTTCGTCGTCTGCACCGATGCCGCGTCCTTTGACATCAGGTTGTTGTTGACGAGGTCCTGCTTGAAATCGCTGAGCTCCTTCGCGATGTCCGCGTCATCCGCTATCGCGAAACGCTTCACGAGATAATCAGGAATGCCCAACTCCTTCGCCTTGGAGGATATCTCCGCGGCTCTCGTCTGCTTCGCCTTCTCCGCCTTGAGCGCCTCGTTCTCGCTTTGCAGCTTTTCGAGCTGCGCCTTGAACGGTGCCAACTGGTCGGCGATGAGCTTCGCCAGATCACCATTTTGTCCGTCAGCCGGTTGCGGTGTCGGCGTAGGCTGCGGCGTAGGCTGCGGCGGTGTTGGGGTTGGTTTCTTGGACATCTTCCTCGTGATTTCCCCCTGCGTCAGTTTCGCATAAGGGACGAGCGAATCCGCCAATTTCTTAATGTCTTCGTCTGTAGACTTGTCGTTTAGCCCTTGGGCGCTGATTTCAGCGAGCTCCTCAATGGCCCTTTCCGATAATCCGAAGTCCTTGCATAGCTCGGACAACGCCTTACGTAGTTTGTCTTTCATAGAGTGCACTTTAAGTTTGTGTTTGTAAGCGCACAAAAATAATCAGTATTTGTCAAATTGCAAATATTTCGGCAAGAAAATCATCGCAATGCCCTGAAAAATAAAACGTAATCGCTAAATTTGTGTAGTCGCATCAAGACATCAGACAGATTGCACAAACCAGCGATGACTTTTTTTTCATTTCGATTATTTTTGTTATGTTAAGTCGTTAGAGACTCGGTCGGGAGATCGGGTCTCTTCATTTTTCCCTAGCCACGCAACGGCATCACAATTGTGATGTCACAAAACGGGTGGACAAAAAGACGTGAACATCACCTCCAAACTTTTCTACCTTATATATATTTATACGTATATATATTATATATATTATTATTAAAAATAATTGTACATTGTGACATATAGTATATTGGGCATTGAAAATCAATGGGTTAGGGGTGGACAAAACGGGGTGGACAAAATTGGGAAAAACCCTCGATTTTTGGGACTGTCACGTTTTCGGGAAAAATGGGATTTTTGGTATTTTTTCGTTTTGTGACAAAATTCAGGCGTTTTTTCAGCCAAAATTGTCACAAAAAACTCTCGGAGCAGGGTCGAAAATTCTGCTCCGAGAGTTCTGAATGGTCTTTTGAAAATGATTTGTGACGGATTAATCAATACGTATTCAGGTATTCGACATAAGTGCATACCGCATATTCTCCATGATGCCTGGTGCCTTTCGGCATGCGAAAAACATCGTAGACGTATCCTCCATATAGTCTGTTACGATCCGCGCATACCTTATTCGCCTCTTTGCGTGATTTGTAATATTTCTTCTTTGCCGCCATATCTTTTTGTGTTATGAGGGGCTTTCGCCCCCGCTGGTTAGCTATTATTTCTTTGCCCAAAATAGACTGCTCTTCACTCTAAAAAGTTCTTTGCCTGTGTGTTGGTATCCGTTCGGCTCTGTGACAAGTTCGTACACGGCTATGGTGTCCTCCTTCTCTTGCCAAAATATGTCTTGGTATAGTTGTTTCAACTTGAAGCGGAGCTCACACTTCGTATCCGCTATGATTCTGCACCACGCATCTACTAATCCGCTTTTCGCATCTACTTGACCAATTATCGCTATCGTTTTCATAAGCCTTAATTTTTAAGTTAATAACGCATTTCTTTAATTCTTTAACGCAAATATAAGGCGTTACATTATATTCTCCAAATTTTTTCAAAGATTTTTTCACGTATTACATTATTTTTTCTATCTTTGCATAAACCAAAGCATTATTTTATGTTGCGAATTAAGGAATTATGTAAGGCTAAGGGCCTCAAGCTCCAGGATCTCGGTGCCCGCATGGGTATGCCTCAGCCTACCGTCAGCGTGCTGGCGAACGGTAAGCTGAAGCCCAGCTACGACACGCTATTGAAACTGGCCGCCGCACTGGATGTGCGTGTCGGCGAGTTGTTCGATGATTGGACGGATGGGGAGATCGTCTGCCCGCATTGCGGTGGCAGGATATCCGTCGAGGTGAAGAAAGGAGGCGAGTGATGGAACGCATACGGTTAAGCGAAGACGAGAAGAAGGTGCTCAGGCTCGTGAATGACGGGAAGCGTCGGCCACGGGGGTATCCTTCGTCTCTGTATATCAAGGCAATCTCCACGTTAGAGGAGAAAGGTCTCGTCAGTGCGGCATGGACGGAGACGGAGGACGAACCATTTAGCGTTGGCATGACTGCGAAGGGTGACGATTACATGTCGAGCAACCCGAGTCTGAGGAACCCTATAAACTGGACCGCCGTAGGCGCTGTGTCAGGCCTGTTGGCGCTGGTGGTGTCTTTGGTGGCTCTGTTTGTGGCTTGTGATAGATTTTGATGATTTTTCTTTGTGTATTAAAAAGTTTTTTTGCATATTTGCATCGGCTGGCCTCTCCATTGGAAGCCCTGCCACCCAGGGGGCTTAACCCACAGAGGGGACTTCGCTTTTATGCGTTGACGACCGTGCCCCAAGTATTGCCATCTGAAATGGTGGCGAGGCGGAACTGATAAAGGACTTTCTGTTACAGGAAGCCCTTTATCATTTTTTTGTATTTGCCTGTTGCTAATGAATTTTTAGTAAGAATAATATGCCTCCCGTATTTATTCAGTAGAATTAAATTTCCGTAATAGACCTCGTTTCTTTTCAAATACTCTATTGCTTTTTTAAACTCCCCTCCATCCATCCTAAAGAGCTTCAACGCTATGGTGTTGGCTTGAGTAAAGCCTTTTTTGAGATCCATGGATAATGTGTTGGATTTCGTGGAGTCTGACATCTTGAAATCTGTGAGATAATATCCATCTTTGATTTTCAGCAAGGCGTCTGTGCATGACGTGTTATCCATTTCCGGAAGCAATGCCACATTTACTCCAGATTCGTTTAATTCCTCGATGGCTTTTTTTGTCGCCTGCCAAGATTCAGATTTTCTGCCTTTATGCCCGGGGAATTCTACGGTTCTACCTTTCCCCTTTTTAGGCCATTCCTTCGCTCTCTCGTCTTCCATTATGCTTTCGAATATCTTCCTCCTTTCATTTCGCCCTTTCGCCTCGCTGACCGCTTTCATGATCATTGGCGAGAAAGGCTCAAAAGAGGCATAGGTGTTGATTTCGTTTGGCTTGAAAATTGCGTCTACCTTAGCTCCCAGATCTCGCATCCTCGGAATGCCTAGGATGCCATCCACCGCTTCAGCGTTGTCCCTGACGAAGTACGGCTCCTTGCCCTCCGCCCTCTTCCTTGCTATGTATTCCGAGTTGTCGGATACCCACTTCCTGAACCCATCCGGGTATTCCGTGACGGGTCCCCGTGATGGATTGAAGGTCTTACCCTCCAGCTTGGCCCTCGACATCTTGAACACCTCCTTCGGCTCGAGCATGATCGGCGTGCAATAGCACATGCACTGCGGGTGCCAGCCGGTGAAGGTGAACTCCTTCGGGTAGTCCCCAGCGAGGTCGTCGCAGATGTCCTCGTCCTTGTGGCTTCTCGAGGTCTTGATGCGCTGGCCCAGCACGAAGTCGAGGCGCTGCCACCTGTCGTGGTCCGCCATGCGGTAGGCCATGTTCGTCTCCGTTCTGGTGACACGCATGGCGTTCATCGTCGATGACTTGTAGTAGCCCCTTCCGACCTTGTAGGAGTCCTTGTCGTAGTCCACAAACTTGTAACGACCCGTGGCCTCGTCCTTCACCCTCTTCTTCCACTTCTTGCGGTAGATGGGGTTTCCCTTCTCGTCCTCTCCGGCCTTGTATCGGAAGCGTCGGAACATGAGGTCAGGGTCGTTGAGGTAGTTCCTCACTTTCCGTGACATGGACGCCGCCGATTCTCCTTCGCCCATCGATACGGTGACCGCCACCTCCATCTCCTCTCGGAGCTGTTTGACGGTCTTCCATATCCGGTCCGAGAGGTTGAGTCCGTTCACCTTGCGGTTGATGAAGGCGTTGCGTGCCTGGTTGTTGCGCTCGAACCAGCCCGCCAGCTCCGGGTTACCCTTCACCACGCCCGTCATCTGCTTCACCAGCTCGTCGTTGAACTCCTCGCTCTTTAGCCATTCCGCCTTCATTCCGTCTTCTGTGATCGCCTTCGCCACGGAGTGTAGGTGCCTTAGCCTCTTCTCCACCTCCGCCCTCTTCGCCTGCGGCAGCGAGTCGAACGAGAACATGACGCCCTCGTCCGGGAGGGCGAAGCCCCTGATTACCTTCAGCAGCTCCTCCACCGCGGACATGAACGCCATGCCTATCTTCACCGCATACTCTTTAATGCGGCTGCTTCTCTCTTCGCTCGCCTTTTTGTAGTCCTTCTCGTCCATGCGCCTACCACGTCACGTTTATTCCGCGTCCCTCTCCTCGTCTTCCCTGTTATCCTCCCGCTCGCCTCGGAAGATGTCCATCTGTTGCTGTACTGCCTGCTCCTTCTCGCCTTGGATTCTCTCGAGCTCAGTCACTGGATCCTTGACGAGAGGGTTGAGGGACACAGCGGTCTCTTGAGAGAGTATGCCTGATTCCACGCTCTTCACGATGTTGGCGATGGCGTCCGTGATGTCGTCGCCGAAAGGCTCCTGGTACTCATGCTCCACCACGAGAGCGTCGCATTGGCTCTTAAGTGAGACGTCGAGCACGTTGCCTATTATCGCTTTAAGCAGTGACGCTGTCCTGTCGAGCAGTTCATCGTGCGACTCCTTGCTCTTTTGCGCCTTGATGACACCTAACATCATGACCGTCTTAAGCGCCTTTGCGGAGAGCTGCGACACGGATTTCAGCGATTCGGTCGTGATGTCGGGTGTGAAGGTCATCTGCATGATGTACTTGTTAAGAAGCTCTATCTCGTCCTTCTTGGACTGCGGTGCGCTGTCCCAGGTGAGGTATCTTGCCGCTTCGTCGACTCCGTTCTGTGAGTTCGTGATGAGGAGCTTGCCGTCATCGTCCTTGTCGGGAAGGTTCTTGATGACGTCTGCGTTGAGGACTGCGATAGGGTCGGCGAAGTAGTCGTTCGTATCGGCGCTCTTCGAAGTGATTGCCTCTATTCGGTTCGTGAGCGGAGCGGATCCGTCCCATTCCGTTTTCTGCCTGAAGTAGATGACTGGTATCTTACCGATCAGGTTCACCTCCTTCATGACATCCCAGCCAAGCGCTCTCTTGGTGCAATAGTAGTTCGTCTTCGCCGTGTACAGGTCGAAGTGGTATGTCGTGTCTTCGCCTTCCTTCACGTAGTATCCCCAGGCGAAGGCCGCAAGGTTCTCGTATTGGTCGAATTTCGTGTAGATTTCATCGTTCTTGCTGTTCGCCAGTACCCTGATTTGACAATCAGCGGAGCCTTCATCGTTGCGGAATACCCTGAAGAGCATGGCGGACTCCGTCTCCGAGCCAGCGAACCTCTTCGCCTCCCTTATCTTTGCGTTGAACCTGAGGTCCTTGACACGTTTCAGGAATGCCTGGTATGCTTCGTCGGTGCCTTCGGAGGACTGCGACCATTTAACAGGCTGTCCATAGAGGAATACTAGAGCGATCTCGTTGATGTACTGCTGATAGGATATCGGAAGCCTCCATACCTCTTGGTCGCCTGTTCTTTCTCCCTTTTTGTTTTTCCTGATCTTCTTTGGCCGGGCCATGACGAGGTGGGTCTTCGTGTTGTACTCCTCCAAGGCCTTGAAGGCCTCGTCCTTGTGTGACTTCATCTTCTCGATGACTCCCGAGATGTCGCCCTTGGCAAGTAGTTCGTCGAATTGCTGGTTCTTGCCTAGTAACTTGTTGACGTAATCTTTTATTTCTTGTACCATATCGCGTATTTTTTTTGTCGCCCTTAGAGACCAAGCGCCGACTTGCTCAGCGCCGCATAGTCGATGCCGTCGTCCTCATCGTAGAGGTCGTTGATGGCATAGCCGAGGATGTCCACGAACTCGTCGTGCTCGGCGTTCGGGAATGCGCATATCTGGTTGAGGAAGTCCTCGTTCCAGTCGCCGCCGACGAGGAAGACCCTGCCGCACTCGATGCGGGGCGATACCACCTTGAAGCGGGTCATCTTCGAGTCGCTCGGCGAAGGCGTCTCCCTCACGTTGAGGGTTGATATCGTACGGAGCATCTGGATGACGCTCTTGCCGTTCGCCTTCGGCTCGACGTGCAGGATGCTCTGCTTGTCGCCTCCGTGCGCCGACATGTACTCGGGTATGAACCGTAGCAGGTCGGGCATTTCGAGCCATGCCTGCTTGGCGTTGTAGATGTATATGTATTGCCCTATCCGGCAGGCCGCCAGGATGCCGGAGGGGTCGTTCCCCGTGCTCTTTTTCCGCTCATAGGCGGTGTCGAGGTAGAAGTGCATCGGCTCATTGAACCGCATCGCCGTGAATTCCTGGAAGGATATCGACTGGAACCACTCCCGCTTGACGAGGTTACCCCCGTCGACGATCGGCGACTGCTTCATCTGACAGGCGTATTGTATCGACCCGAGGTCTACCAACTGCTCGGCGAGCATGTCCCTGTTCAGCCTCACGGGGTCGAGCAGTCCGTCTACGTATCTTTCCTTCAGCTCCGGAGGCGATACCTTATCGCTCACTTCTGCAGGCAGGCATATGTGCTTTATTTTGTCGGCCTTCTTGTCGAGGAGGTAGCCGGTCACGTCCTTCTCGTGCAGCCTCTGCATGATGGTGATGGTCGGCGTGTTCGCCTTGTTCACCTTACGGGAGGAGAGGGTCTTGGTGTGCTCGTTCGCCGTGATCCTCATCTGGTCGCTGTTCGCCTGCTTCGGGTTCACGGGGTCGTCGTTGATGATGACATGGGCATGATAGCCCGTGATGGTCGCTCCTGTGGATGTGGCGTACCTGAATCCGCCATCCGTCGTCTCGTAGTGTTGCTTCCCGCTCTTGTCACGACGGAGCACCACATTCGGGAATAGCTTCGCATATAGGTCGCTCGTTAGGATGTCCTTTGATTTGAGGCTGAGCTCGATGGACAGGTCGCTCGAATACGAACTGGTGATGATCTTCACCCATGGGGCCTTAGTCCATATCCACGCCGGGAACATGACTGAGACGATGGTGCTCTTCGAAGTGCCTGGCGGGATGTTGATGATAATGTCGTAGGGCTTCGGCAGCCTGTTGACGATGTAATACGCCAAGTCCTGCAGCTCTTTGCACATGTACTCTATGTGCCAGTTCCACACAGGCTCCTCTTGTATGATCACGCCCCAGAAGGACTTGACGAAGCGATAGAAGGAACGACGGCACAACTCCGCCCTCGCCTTCATGACTAAATCCTCGTTGACTTCTTCCGCCCTCATCAGTATCCATTTACCCCACTTCTATGCCCGCCAGCGCCTTCAGTTGCTCCTCGCTCAACTTTGACACGTCCACTCTCGCCGGCACTAGGTCCTTCCCGTCCTTGCCTGTTATCTCCGTCGTCTCCACGTACCCTCTCTTCTTGCCCTTTGTCTTAAGGTAGAAGATAGTGCTCGTGGAATTGCCTTCCGATATTTGCTTAAAAAGTTGGCTTTCGGCGAAGTCGATGCAGCTCTCCGCTATGTTGTCTATCTCGGCTGCGAACTTAGGGTCCGACTCGAGCCAATTGTAGTAAGTACCCCGGTTAATACCCACCTCCTTACTACTCTCCGTGATGTTACCGAGATGCTTCCGCATGGCCTCTAAAAAGTCTCTCTTTTTTTTCGCGTTGAATTTCGTATATTTTCGTGTCTCACTCATATCAGTCTAATTTTAAGTACCATTTGTATAATTTGTCAAATATCCATTTAGTGGTAAAATAAGCCACTAAAACGGCAATTCACAGTGCCTATTGCACTGAAATGACGCAAATTAATAAAAACATCTGTTAAATAGCAACTTTTTCGGGCAAAGTTTTTATATTTGCAGAAATCGATTTAAAAAGGAGGTACATGATGCTTACCGACAACACTTACACTTACGTCATATCACCCCTCGTCGTGGCGCTGATCGGCGGCGCCAGTTTCCTTGTGAAGTACATCCTGGGCAAGAGGGATAAGAAGCACGAGGAGGAACTGGCGGAGAGAAACAAGAGGCGAGACGAGATAGAGCAGCGTCTCACGAAAGCGGAGAAACGGCAGGAGCGCACTGAGAAGAAGCTCAACTCGGTGATAGCCATGGCGGTTGGTTGCAACAACCCCGAATGCCCGACGAGGCCGAAGCTCGCCGAATGGTTAAGAAAGGAGGAGGAAAGCCATGGAGATTAGTCTGGACAGAAAATACAAAAAGGAGGGGTACACGATATCGAACCTCTACGTGGGCAGCGAGGTCTTCTGCAATTCGCTGGAGGACACCGACAGGAGGCTGAAGTCAACGGACAGCCTGGAGCACATAAGGGCCGTAAAGGCCAAATATCCGAAGAAGACCGCCATCCCTTCGGGGAGGTACAAGGTCACGTTCACCTATTCACCGAAGTTCCACGACGAGCCGTACGCCATCAAGGGCATGATACCGCTCGTCAACGGGGTGAAGGGTTTCTCCGCCATCCGCATGCATGCCGGAGTCAACGCCGGCTGGACGGACGGATGCGTGCTGGTGGGGCGCAACACCGTGAAGGGCGGGCTGGGCCCCGACACCAAGGACGTGTGCGGGAAGTTGTTCCGCCGCATGTTCGACGCATGGACGAGGCGTGAGGACATCTGGCTTACGATCTGTTAATTTTAGCACTTGTTATACATTAACCGAATCGAAGATTACGAGACAATACTCAGTCTTAAGTAAACTCAGGGGAAGCCTTGGTCGCGAGACCGGGGCTTCTTTTTATGTGAAAATTATAATCTTCTGAAAATCAACGATAAAAATTATTTCAGCAGATCGGGTATTCCAGTCACCGCCTCCTGCTTAGCCTTATCGAGGATCTTGGCGTACACCTGCGTGGTGGTCAGCTCACGGTGCCCGAGCAACTTGCTTACGGTGTAGATGTCCGTCCCTATGTCGAGCATCAGCGTGGCGAAGGTGTGGCGGGCGCAGTGGAAGGATATGTGCTTGCGGATGCCCGCCCGGGCGACCCACCTGCGCAGTATGAGGTTCGTGCGTGCTGGCGACACCAGTCCGGGGAAGACGGGCCCGACGCTCCGCTCGCCCATCAGCGTGGCCGCCTGCGGCGCTATGTCCAGGTACTCCTGCCCGCCCGTCTTCTTCTGTGCGAAGATGAGGCGGACGAGCCCGTCCTGATCGTGCACGTCCTCCCACCTCAGCCTCTCCACGTCGCTCCGCCGTAGCCCGGTGAGGCAGGAGAAGAGGAAGGCCCTGCGCACCGTGTCGTTTGTGCATGGTGTGGCCGCCAGCCGCCTCACCTCGTCCTGAGTGAGGTACATGCGGGCGCTGTCCCTTCTGCGGAAGCCCTCCACCTCGTCGGCGGGGTTGGCGGGGATGATGTGTTTTTTCACGGCGATGCCCAGCGCCGTCTTCAGCTTGTTGAAATACCCGAGCTTCGTTGCCTCCGACAATCTCTTGCCCCCCTTCCGCTCGAATCCGTAGCGGGACCACGTGACCGCCCTCCGGTCCAGGTAGTCCCGGAACCCCCGCACCCACTCGGGCGTCACCTTGGCGAAGGTGATGAGGCTGTCCCGTTCGAACACCTCGAGGTGGTGCAGGCACGACATCCAGTGGTCGTAGCTCCCCCGACTCCCTTCCTTCCTCTCATCCTCGCAGCACGAGCGGAAGAAGTCGAAGAAGCGCACCTTCGTGGCGTCCTTCACGTTGGCGAACCCGTGGGCGTTCGACTGCGCCTCCACGATCCGCTTCGCCTTGATGGCGTTCGCCAGCTGGAGCGTCTGCCTGTTGCGCTCCTTGTCCGCCCTCGACCTCTCGGGGACGAGATATAGCTTGAGGAATTCGTACGACCTTCGGCCGTTAACGTAGAAATCCAGGTACAGGCTCGCGCCTCCGCTCGCCAGCTTCTTCTCGCGGAGCCTCACCGGCTCCTTCACGGTTCTATCCATAATCCTAATAGTGTTATAGCGGGTAACATCCGAGTAACAAATGTATGGATAATTCACGACATACGCACGGCACACGGGCGAAATTTTCGTTTTGTCGGAAACCCGCTGAAAATTCGGCCTTTATGTCTTGCGTATGTCGTCCGTATGCCGTATATTTGTTACTGCCGTTCGATACGGCGAGTATATTCACATTACACTGATGAATGTGAATCCGTCCGTCGGTCTGTCCGTTAAGGTGTTGCGTTGCAGTCTGTTAGGTGTTAATATTGTGCCGTGGCTGGTTCAGCGGGTAGCAAGCGGGTAACAGGAACGAGAAAGGACGGGGTGTTCGCCCGTCCTTATAGATAACTATGATTTCATATTCTACCATACTCTATTCCCACAAATGAGGGTTTATTAAATTTTCCATATCTTATTCCTCCTCCCAATTAGTGTTTTTAATAATTTCGATTACGCGCTCATACACCGGATTTCTCCAAGCCGACAGCACGTAAACCTTAGCGTATGGGCTGTAGTGGTATGAGTTGAGGCACAGATGTTCCTTCGCCGATTTCATCGTAAGGAAGCCAGTTGTGTCAGGGGCGATGAATTCCTCAAGCGACACTTCAACGATTCTATATTTTTCGTAGAAATTGACTTCCTTGAATCGATTCTCGAGCGTAGACCTCAAATCTTCGTTGTCAGTGCAAGACATTATCTCTTCCTTAACGTCGTTGAGGCTTATGTCTCCCCTGTGTGAGAAGCAATCGAAAGCATAATCGGCGAAATCACTCAAAGTCCATTCTTCACCGTCGCAATCCACAACCCTATATTCATCGCCACAGCCTTCAGGTTTTACGACCCATTTTTTGTCCATGATGCACCAAATAGGGTTCAAATATCCGCAGTTGTCCTGCGTTCTTAACTCCTGCGCCAGTTCCGCAAAAAATTCTTTATCTTCTTGTGTCATAACTCAAATCTTATTCCTCCTCTCCTTCCCATTTATATCCGTTAATCTGTGCGAGCCTGCGCAGGTACACGAGGTCGGGATATACCTTCCTTGCGTCGCCTCCGCTTATCATCTCGGTGCGCTTGCCTTCTATCTCAAAGCAAAGGGGAACGTACGGATGGCCATGCGGAAGACGCTCTCCCGGCTCTCCGGTATCGAATGTGGGGAATGCCAACCTCTCGATATGCGTAAGCGCGTCACTGATTGTGACATACTCGACGCCTTTTCCGAGCCTTTCAAGCATTATTACTCTGAATTTTCCACTGACTCTGTCTTTGTTTGATTCGATTATCTTGTCGATGGTCGTCTCACCGAATAAGTCGCTGATGCCCTTTTTGATTGGTTCGGAAACTTTGTAAATTCTGTAATTTCCTTTCTTTGTTTCCCTGTGTATTAACTTCACTTGCATATCTTATCCTCCTATCCGTTAAGTTTCTCTATAAGTTCTTTCATATTCACTCAAATTTACTTTCAAACTTATCACACGCTTTTGTGCATAACTTAACACAGTAATGTCTTGTGTAAATTTTGCCCCACGTTCTTACTCCACACAAATACTTTCTCACCCAAGGTGGATTGTTTGTAAGTGGATTGTTTGTAAGGTGCTTGCAATTCCTACATCTTGGTTCTTGCATTTTTGCTTCTTTAGCAAGTTCGTTTCTCCGCTTGATTTCAGCACGGAGTTCTTCTGTTGTATAATCTTTCAGTTCCATACTCAATCTCCTATTCCAACAACATTTGCACCACGCAGAGCCCCAAGAAGCCTGCGGAATAACCTATCACGAATCCCAGCCCCACCGCCAGGGCGCTGACGATCATCCATTTAGTTTTGTCCATTTTACCCTCCATTTTAATACTTTTTACCATGCCTGTGGCCTCTCGTTGTATTGTACACTAGCTTCGCCTGTATGTGGCTGTCTATGTCGATGCCGAGATATCCGACGAGGTCGAATAGACGGATGAGCGTGTCCGCTATCTCATCCTCGAACGTGTCTTTGACCCGCCCCTCAAAGGCGGAGGAGCATCCCCGTAGTCGGACCGATTCCTCGTATATCTCTTTCGCCACGCCATTCGGGCAGTGGCGTCCTTTACGGTCCGCCTCCAGCGCCTCGGCGAGCTCCGACACGATCAGCATCAGCAGTGTGCCGATCTCCCTTTTCTCTTTGTAGAATCCTCGCTCCACCTGCGCATTGTGGACGCATTGCGAGAATTCGTTAAGCATTAATCTTGTCATATCGTTTTTTGTTTTTTGGTTTACTTTCCTTGTATAGTAGCCTACGGCCGTCGTAGAGCGCCACGCTGATGGCTTCTGCGTGTGTCCGCATGTAAGTCAGCGACTTGTTCAGCAGCAGCTGGGCTGAGAGGAAATACTCCGACTCGAACATCTCCTCTTCCTTGCTGTCGTATCTCACCTTCACTCTGTACATGCCCTTATCCTCCGTAGTATTGCGACGCCAGTCCACCGTTGAGGTCCTTCCAGTCGGGCGGTAGCTTGACCTCCTTCGCCTTCCGTTCCTCGCCCGTCCACGGCTCGAACCTGATGCCGTAGCGCTTCTCGTACAGATGCTCCCTCGGGCTCCTTCGCATGCCGTCTGTGTAGTAGACCGTCCTGCCCGGTCCCTCGGCGATGTACCCCCAATGCTTGCGGAGCGCCCATTTGGCCTTGTATCGGCGCAGACCTTCCTTCGAAAGTTGTCCTATGCCCAGCTTCGTGAGGGGCTCGAGCCCCAAGGCGATGCGTGCCCTGTCCCTGTTGCGGAGCTTCCTGAGCGTCTCCTGCGCCTTGGCGTGCATTTCGGCGGACTTCTTCTTCGATATCCGCCCATATATGCCCTCTCCCTTCTTGAGACGGGTGCTCTGCCATCCTATCTTGAGGTTGCGGAGGCCTATCTCACGCAGTTCCGCGTACCGCTCCGGGTCCTCCTTCTTCATCCTCCTATTGCTCTCTGCCATGTGGGCGCAGCTGTTCGCCTGCGTCTTGCGCATGAACTGCTTCGTCTTATTCAGACCAATCTCCCTCCCGATCCGGACCACCGAGCGGAGGCTGATGCCCAGCTTCTCCGCAAGGTCCTTGTTCTTCGTGTTCTTGAAGTGCTTGGCCAGATAGACCCGCTGCTTCTCGGTCATTTCGATCTTGTGTCCTTTCATATCTCATATTGCTTTAAAAGTCGTTTCAATTCGTCCATCACTCCCTGTTGTGTGCCCGCCTTGCGGTCGATGGCGACGAGTTCCCTCTCGTCCACCGTGCCGGGGCACACTAGCCTGTGTATCATGACGGGGTGCGATTGCCCCTGCCTGTGTAATCTTGCGTTCGCCTGCTGGTAGTGCTCGAGGTTCCACCCCGTGCCGTACCACACGATTGTATGCCCGCCTTCCTGCATGTTAAGGCCGTATGCGGTCGATGCGGGGTGGGCGAGCAGCACGTCTATATTGCCTTCGTTCCAGTCCCTCAGGTCCTCGTCGCCCTCATACGCCCTCGCTGAAGGTATCGTCTTCTTTATCCTGTCGAGGTCGTGGCGGAACTGGTAGAAGACCAAGACAGGGCCCGACGAAGCCTCAACGATCTCCCCGAGGCGGCTGAGCTTCTCCCCGTGCACCTCGACCACGTTGCGTCCCTCGTCGTAGACCGCCCCGTTGGCGAACTGCGCCAGCTTGTTCATCAGCCCGGCGGCGTTCTCGGCTGTGATCTTGCCCTCCTCCATCTCCTTGCGGAACTCCAGTACCATGCCACGCTCGAAGTCACGGTACCTCTTCAGCACCGCCGGACTCAGCACAACCTCGTCCGTCACCTCGATGCGGTCGGGCAGTGTGATGTAGTCTTTCGCCTGCATCGTCAGACAGATGTCGCCGATTCGCCCGAGGATGGCGCTCTCCGCCCCCTCCTTCGGCACGTACTTCGTCGCCACCTTGCCGATGGGAACGGCGTTGAAGTAGGCCTCACGATACCGGCCGATGAACTTACCGAGCCTCTCGCCACCGTCGATGCAGTACATCTCCGCCCAGAGGTCGAGGAGCGAGTTCGGTACGGGAGTGCCTGTGAGCCCTATCACCCTGCTTGCGCAGGCGGTCATCTTGCGCAGCGCCTTGAATCGCTTCGCCTGATGGCTCTTGAAGCTCGTTAGTTCGTCGATCACGATGCAGTCGAACAAGGGCCGTGTTCGGAGGAGACTGCGGGAGTAGTTCTCAAGGAGCCACACCACGTTGTCGCGGCTCATCACGTAGATGTCTCCGGATCTGTCCGCCATCGCCTCCTTTCTGTTCTTCTCGGTGCCCATCACCTTCACTACCTTCAGCCCTCCGAGGTGGTTCCACTTACCCGCCTCCTGACTCCACGTGGACTCCGCCACCTTCTTGGGCGCTATCACGAGGACCTTGCGGACCTCCGCCTCGTCGATGAGGTCGGACAGGGCGGTCAGCGTGCTCACCGTCTTGCCCAGCCCCATGTCGAGGAAGAGGCAGCACCGTGCGTGCTCCTTGATGAAGGCGATGGCCCTGCGCTGGTATGGATGTGGCTCGAATTTCATCTTATCTCGTCCTTGAAGGTTAGTAACATCAGTATCACGGCGTAGGATAGCACCACCAGGAGCATCACGACGAAAGCTTTCAGGTTCTTCGCCTTCTTGCCCCGCTTCCATGTCTGCGCCGCCATTCCGATACTCAGGCAGAGCAACGCGGATATCACTATGTATGCCATTCTCTCTTGTGTCATATCGCTATCGTTTATCGTATTCCTCCATTAACTTGTCCACGGCGTCGAACGTGTCGACGACATGCACTCTCTGCCCGAGGCTCGCCAGCTGGTCCATCCTGATCAGCTGGATGCTGCGGGGCACCTTGGTCGGCGCCTTCACCTCGACCCAGAAGAGAACCCCTCTTGGCAGCAGGCATATCCTGTCGGGATAACCCACCTTGGCGGGGTTGAAGTACTTGAGGCACTGGCCGCCTCGGCGTTCCACCTCACTCACCAGCCTCTTCTCTATGTCCGTCTCCTTCAGCATCTTTAATCTCCTTGTAAGTCCAATCTTCGTTCTTCGTGTAGCTCGTCATGACTTCCGTGCCTTCCGCCCCCTGCGCCCAGTGCGAGAAGTCCGTCCGACACTGCCTCCACCTCCGCATCTCGTCCCTCATCCTCTTCTCGAGGTCATGGACGATCCGGATGTGCTCCGTCCTCGCCGTGGCGAGCCATCCCGCGTAGAGCTCGTATGGTATCTTCACCTTCTGTCGCTTGCCTTTCTTCTTCAGTTTCGCCTGTGCGGGCGCTTTCGCCTTCGCCTGTGGCTTCTTAGGCTCCTCCTTCACGGGCTCCTCCACCACCGTCTTGACGATGATGCCGAGGCGCTCCGCCTTCTGTTCTGGCGTCTCCTTACGTCTCGCCGCCACCTTTGCGGCGTACTTGCTCATCTTAGGGGGTTCGGCGGACACCGCCACCGCTTCTCCGATTCTCGCTCTTTTTCCCATCGCTCTACTTTTTTAAAATTGTAGCCCTCGGCGCCTTCTCCACGCGGGGGTGGATAGATGTACCATAACCCGTTTGTGTGCAGACGAGCGTTTGAGACTTGTGATTGTCGTCCCGCGGGGCGGCCTTACCGAGGTGCTCGAAACAGTAAAAACATTTTAAAACATAATACAAAGTCCGTCGCCATCTCCGATCCGGTCGCCATGAGTTAAATTGATTTAACAAAAGAATTAATGCAAAGTATGGAATACCAAATCGGCGGCATTAGCGGGCTTAAAGAAAAAATCATTATTATGGAATATTTTGACTCCCTATTTTTGTCTAGCCCGTGCCCTCAGCACGTTGCGGCGCTTAGCGGCCGCCCGCTTATTCTTCTTCACGTTTCGGAATATCCGAAAGGACCCGCTGTTCCTTGACATTCCCGGATAGGGATTCATTAATCCCTCCAGTACTTCGGCTAACTTCATTTTCTTTGTCTTCTCCATTGTCTTTAATATTTTGGTTGTTAGTAAAGTCAAATTTTTCGTCGTAGATCCAGCCTCTTTGACGGCCGTAACCTGGTATGTGCACTTTGGCCTCCTTCCAGCCTTCCGCCGTCTTCTTCTTCATCAGCTTGTTGATCTTGCGGAGGATGTAAGGGTTATCCTTGTAGTTGTCGTTCTGACAGAGCTGCTCGTACACGAACTCCCCGGCATAGAACTTCGTCCTCCTCAGGGTCTCGCTGGCGAGAGGGTCGGGGTTCTGTACGAACGCCCTCCTGTGGGCCTTCTCCTTCACGTACCAATCCGCAGGCAGCAACATGGAGAGGTACTCGTCCAGCATGCCCGGTATCGGGTCGTCGTGGTCGATGTTCGCCTCCTGCTGCCTTACCCTCGCCTCCTTCTCCATCTCCGGGTCGAGGTAGAGCTGCTCCTCTTGGTTGAACCTCACGACCGCTTCCGCCCATAGTTGGTCACGGTCGTCCTTTATCGCCTCGAATTGATTCTTGAAAGCGCACTTCGACGCATCGACCCGAACTACCCAGAATCGGCGGTTGCCCGTGTCGCCTTTGAGAAAGTCGTCCTCGTTCGTCGTACCGAAGAAGACGCACTGGCGAGGGAAAGGCTGCACCCTCTTACCGTATGCCTGCCGATAGACGTCCTCCCTCTTGGACAGGAAGTTCTTGACCTGCTCCACATCGGAGCGCTTGATGGATGCGAGCTCCGCCAGCTCTATGATCCATGCGCCCCTCAGCGACTCCATGCCCTCCTTACCCTCCGTCGTGACGATGGAGTCCGAGAACCAGTCTCCGCCCATCGTGCTGAGCAGGGTGGACTTGCCTATGCCTTCGCCTCCCGACATGATGAGGCAGTAGTCGAACTTCGTCCCGGGGCGCATCACCCTCGCCACTGCTGCGGTGAAGATCTTGCGGGTCATCATCCTCGTGAGGGGGGTATCCTCCGCCCCGATGTAGTCGATGATGAGCCTGTCGAGCCTCGGCACTCCGTCCCACGTCAAGCCCCTCAGGTACTCCTCGATGGGGTGGCGCTGGTTGTCGGCGAAGACCGCCGAGAGCGCGTCGTTGATGCGCTCCTTGCCCGTCAGGCCATAGACCCTCTCCAGGTACGCCCTCAGGTTCGCGTCGTCCATGTCCGTCCACGCCTTCGTCGTGCGGTTCCACGGCATCTTATCGGAGGCGCAGTCGTAACCGGTGAACTTGTCATGCCACAGCTTGCCTCTCAGGTGTGGGTCCCCCTTGATAGCCACGATCACGTTGTTGATTGACTGCCTCACGTTGCCTTTCGAGTCCCTGTCGAGCCTGGAGAGGACCGCGGAGCCGTCCTCGTCGTCGACGATGTCCTTGAAGTCCTCCTCTATCTTCGCCCTGCGGTCCTTCATCACCTCCACGTTGGTCTTCTTGTCCGCACCGGCGAAGCGCATCATCTCCACGTAGGAAGGCAACTTCGTCACCTCCGTGCCTTCGTCCTTGTCCTCGTCCATCACGCCGAACTTATGTATCCGCACGATGTCGAAGGCGTTGCAGAGCTTGCCGCACATCGGATCGGTATCGTGGTGCGAATAGGCGAACTGGTGCGAGTAGCAGACCAAGCCCCCAGACACGGAGCCCTTACGGTAAGTGTATCTGCCCTCCTGTGTGGTGGGTTCGTATACGTCAAGGAGGAAGGTATCAACCGCCTCCTCGATCGTGTAAGCCCTGCAGAAAGCGCCGATAAGACCCTCCTTCTCGCAGGGGTTACCGGCCTTCTGGCGCTCCTTGCGGAGTACCTTGTCCTCGGTGTTGCCGTACGGCCACTCGGACGCGTCCTTGGCGTTCGTGTACGTGGCGAGTATGGCGTCCACGTCTATCGGCTCGCCCTTCTGCTCGTGGAAGACGTACTCGGCGTCCGTAGGGCTTGAAGGCCAGTAGAAGAGGCGGGGGAGTTCGTATGTGGTGTGGTCGAAGAGGTCGAGTCCGAGGGTGAAGGCTATGCGCCTGCACACCGGTTCGTACTCCCACGGCTCCACCTCGCGGGAGAAGGGAATCACGAGACGGTACCTCGGAGCCTTCTCCGTGTGCTTGTGCGTGCTGTAGAGAAAGGCGGCGCAGGAGAAGTTCATCGTGAAGTCCTCCCATACGTCCGTCTTACCGTGGTCGATGTCCAGCGTCGCCACGCTGCGGAAGCGGACATGTCCGTTCCTGCGCAGGCCGTCGTTGAGGTACCCGCCGACGAATCCGCCGGCGTCCTTCCTGTTCGACTGCGTCTCCCTGTCCATCTTGGCGTACTCCGCCACCGTCTCGCCCGTGCGGATAGTCTCACGGCACTTGTCGACCAGTTGGGACCACTCCCAAGTCACGTTCGACCACGCCTTGGCCTTCCTGTTCGGTGCTATCGCTATCTTTACTTTCATCGCCTTTTAGTCTTTCATGTAATATGGGGTTGTGTAGCCTGCGCCCTTCAGCGGCAGACCCGCCGCCCACTCAACCGGTTCACTGAATATCTTCTCCACTTCCTCAAGGCTCACCTTATTCGGATCCGCCTCGACGATGATCTCGTCGTGCACATGGAAGACGACACGCAGCCCGTCACGCTCGGCTCTGAACATGACCCATGCGAGTATGTCCCTCGCGGTGGCTTGGACGATGTTCTCCACCATCTTTCCACCGTACGTCTCCATGCGCTCCCACTTCTTCGTCGTCTGGTTCTGTCCCTCGTAAGTGACCACTTCAGTCAGCTCCGGGCGCTCGAACCTCGTCTTCATGTACTCCTCGACCTTCGCTCTAGGATATACGAGCTTTCGCCCGCTTGGCAGTTGCACGGTGAGGCATCCCCGCTCGTAACCGAACTCAAGCCCCATGTTCGCCTTGACGGTCCGCCCCGTCATGATCGCCCTCTTGGCCGAACGCTCCACGACCTCCCACAGCCTTACGATGTGCGGATTCGCCGTGCGCCATTTGTTCACGATCTCAGCTTCGTCCTTCTGCGTCAGCCCCATCTTCTGCCCTCCCATGTTGTCGAGGGCGGAGACTCCTCCCTCGTAGCCGAGGGCCAGCACCGCTATCTTGCCTTTCGCCCGCAGCTCCGAGTTCACGCCGTGCTTCTCGACCGGAACGCCGAACATCTGCGAGGCCGTGGCGCAGTAGATGTCGCCCCCGTCACGGAAGACGTCGAGCACCCAACGCTCACCGGCGAGCCATGCGGTCACCCTCGCCTCAATGGCGGAGAAGTCGCACACATGGAAGACTTTGCCTTCACCCGCCACAAAGGCGGTGCGGATAAGCTCGGAAAGCACCTGTGTGGGGTTGCCGTAGTTCAGCGTGAAGTCGTCGAGGTCGCCCGCCTTGACCAGACGACGAGCCTCGTCCAAATCCTTGAGGTGGTTCTGCGGAAGGTTCTGCACTTGGACGAGTCGACCCGCCCAGCGCCCCGTGCGAGCGGCGCCGTAGTACTGCAACAGGCCACGGATGCGCCCGTCTCGGCACACGCAGTCGAGCATGGCGGAGTACTTCTTCACGGATGTCTTGCCCATCTCCCTGCGGAGCTTGAGCACCTTGGCGGGAGTGCCGAACTTGCCGACCTTCGCCTCGATGTCGTCCATGTTACCCTTGTTGAGGTTGGTGACGATCACACCCGTCTTTTCCCTCAGCCAAGTCTTCAGCTGCGCCGGGCTGTTTGGGTTCTCGAGGCCGGTGATGCGCTTCGCCTTCTCGAGGAGCTGTGCGGTGTATTCGCCTGCTAGACGGTCGGCGCATTCCACGAACCGACGATCAATTGGCACGCCCCTGTCGTTGATGCGCTGGTCGATGGCATAGAGCTCGCTCTCCCAGCGGGGCTGCGTGAACCTCGTCACGGCCAGCCTGATGGACTGCTCCACCTCCACATCCCTCTTGCAGTAAGCCTTGAAGACCTCCCACGCCTCTGGGTCGTCCTCCGGCAGCGTGCGCTCTCCCTTCCTGTTAGGGCAGGAGAACTTGCGTATCAGCGCCTTGCCCTCCTTCATCTTGCCCTCGTCCTTCTCGTCTAAGCCGAGCACCTCGCCGCACTGGGCGAGCGACAGGGGCAGTCCGCATCTGGCGGCCGCAACCATCGTGCAGTCCCACTGCTCAGGGTCGAGGAACTCGTCTGAGTTCAGGAAGTCACGCAACCACCTCGACAGACAGACACGCTCGAATGTGGCGTTGAAGGCCGTCTTCGTCACGGTCGGGTCCGTCAGCGCCCAGAAGATGTCATCCGGCAACCTCTCGCCCGTCGCTATGCTCACCACCTCGACCGGTCCGTAGTCCACGGCGTAGGCGAAGAGCAGGATGCGGAAATCGGGATGCTCCGCATATCGGTACACCCCGCATTCCGCAAGGTCCGCTCCGCTGTAGGTCTCTATGTCGATGCTTAATGTATTCATTTCTTAGACGTATATTTCTGCAGTCTTAAAAATTCGCCCTCGTCTGTGACGAACAGACGAAAAGCCACGGCGTGTAGCTTTTCATCGATGCAGAGGTAGGTTACCTCTTTCCAGTTCCTGCGAACTTTTTTCTTCACTTCGACAAGAGAATATATTTTTCCGTCGTGTTTCAACTCCATTCTATCGAAATCCACACTCATGAAGTGTGTTTCGAAGGCGCTCGCCTCGATAGTGAGGAATAGCAGTAATATCGTAACTATCAATCTCATGATATATGGGTTTAAAAAGGGGAGGGGCGAGCCCCTCCCGATTAATTAAAGATCATCATCGTCATCACCGCCGAATCCCTCGAAATCGGTGTCGGCGGATACTCGGCCTCCAAGTCTCTCATCGTCCTTGAACTTCATCACATTGTTAAGGCCGCAGGCGATTCCCTTGTTGCCGTTTTTGTCATAGGCGAAGAAGGTGACGCTAACGTAAGCCCACATGCCTGAATAGACCTCCCCCTCGTCCGTGATAGGGTTCTTGAACTTGTCGACCACTCCAGGCTTCGTGACGCTCTTGGCGTTGATGTAGAAGCTGTTGGCGTACACCTCGTCGTCCTTCTCATCCCCGTCATGCAACGGCATCTCCAGCTTCTTCGGCTCCTTGCCGCTCCATTTACTCACGATGCCCGCCTTCTTTGCGGCCTCGATGGCTGCCTTGATGGCCTCCACGGTCTTCGTCTCGCTCTTCGGGATGATGACGTTAGTGCTGTACTTTCCTTCTCCCTCTCCCTCGATGGCGTGCTTGCTAAGGAGGTGCGTGTAACTCAGCCTGCATGGGCCGAAAACTACCTTGTTCTCTTTTACAATCGGATCTTTCATTTTTTTCGATTCTTTAATTGTTAATACTCAGTTAATTAATGCGTGGAGGAGGGCGGATTCGAACCGCCACGTTACCAGTATTACATTCCGCTACCCACTTCGGACATACTCCCCCGTTTGCGCTTCCCGCCCTCACGGGCGGTAGGCGCCTGCCATTAAAAAAATGATATATGAGAAAATTCAGTAATGTGAGCTATGCTGTCTCTGCGAAGGCGTCGAAGTCCTGCCCCGCCGTGATGGCCGGGCGTTTGTCGCTATCCGGGACGAGTGTAGGCCTCCCCTGGGGCTTCACCACCGTATCTCCCGCCAGCTCGGCGAACTCCTTCTTGCCGACAACCTTCTCGAGGTCCGTGATGCTCTTCAGCTCCAACGGCTTGTAGATATCCGTGAGGCCTGCGCCCCTCAGCTTGCGCCCAAGAGCCTGAGGGTCCACCACCTTGCGGAGCGAACGGCCCTCGACGAGCTTGTATCCGTCGTAGTGCGTGCCGGATACCGCCTTCTCCGTGGCGTACTCCTCCATGGCCGAGGCCCACTGCTTCACCATAGGGAGGTTCGGCAGCACCTTCTTGGCCATCTCCTCGTCGGATATGGACTCCTTACCCGAGAACTCAGAGGCGATGGATAGGCAGTCGTCAGCCAGCTTCACACAGCGGCAACGAACTGCGCAGAACCTGCACCAGTCGCCGCACTCCTGCCTGCCGTTGGCGGACAGAGCCTCCTTGGCCTTTGGCGACAGGACGCTTTCCGCCCACCAGACTAGGGCAGAGGCAGGTATCTCGAACTCGCTGAGGTTCTCCAGCCTCGGCTGGATAATCGTCATGCGGACACGTTGGATATTGTACTCGTCGGCGAATTCGTCGATGGCCCCGAGAGCGTATATCATCATCTGACTATTCCACCTCGACGACACCTCCACGCCCTTGCCATACTTGAAGTCGATGATCTCGAGCGTGCCGTCGGTGATGATGATGGCGTCGCCCGTTCCGAATGACCCGTTAGGGTCTGGAATCCAGTGGGAGAAGCCCAAACGGCGCTCGACGATGAGCTGGCTGTCCTTCACCTTAATCTTCGCCTTCGAGAACTTCTCGCCCACGATGGATACGTAGGTGGAGACGTGGCCGAGCATCTCGTCGGTGAGGTACTTGTCCCTCAGCTGCTCGATCACCTTGTCCTCCTCGTCGAAAGGCAGGCCTATCATGGCCTTCAATTCCTTGGCGCAGTATGCGTGCGCCAACGTGCCCTCGAGGGTGTAATCCGTGTCTTTCTTCGGCTCCTCCGCCTCGAGGCGTGGGGCCGCCGTGCAGTGCAGCCATCTGTGGCTGCTGCTCGGGCTAAGTAGTGAATGTGATCCTGGCATTGTAGTGTCCTCCCGTTAGAATGGTGTGGATCTGAGAAGTCCGTCTTCGCCGATGATGATGTCGGCGCACTCGTCGATGAAGGCCTTGCGGAGCTCCACAGGCAACTCGCTCGGGCGGTCGTAGCCGAGGCGGGCGGACATGTTCTTGAAGAAAGCGGTCAGGTTCTTGTGCCACTTGGTGTAGCCCTCCCCCTGCGGATTGTCCTTGTAGTCCTCGCCCTCGATGCGGCACCTGCACTTGTGCATCGCCTCACGGACATCCTCCTCCGTGTATGTCGCCTTCTGCGGCTGCGGTTGAGGCTGTGGCTGTGGCTGTGGCTGTGGCTGTGGCTGTGGCTGTGGCTGTGGTTGCGGTTGCGGTTGCTCCGCATCAGGCGCATCCTTGTAATTGTCGATTGGCTCCGGTTGTGGTTGAGGCTGAGACTCCTCCTTCACCGCCTTTTTGGCGGCCTTAGCCTTCTGTTGCGCTCTTTCGCACTCGCCCTCGGGCATCGCCTTCCGGGCTCCGATAAGGCTCTCCGCTAGAGCCTTCAGTTCGGGTGTCACACCGATTTCGATCTTGATTGTCAAGTCCATAAAACTCATTTTTTTAAAATTCAACGTCGTGCGACGGAGGGGACTCGAACCCCCCTGACGGGTGCAGGGCAATCTTCCCACGGCTAAGGGTAAACTATTAACTTTTAAATATTTACCGCTTAAGAAAGTTTCTATCTAAGATTATTAGAACTAGTTAGCTGACGTACAAACTCCCGTTCCTGTTCTCCCTGCTCTCTTGCAGCGGACATCGCATTGTGGAGGGAGGGGACTCGAACCCCTACTGATCAACCCTGCCTCCGTTCCGCCTTCCTGCCCTCACGGGTGGAAAGGCGCACATGGTGTTTTACGCAAATTGCATTAATGTGTAACCGTCTTCTCAAGGTCGTGGGGAGCCCGGAATCGAACCGGGGATCCTGCCTGTCTCCCCATGAACGGGTGGAATCTGTTAAATACCACCCGCCATGATGACACGACGTGAAATCGCGTCTTCAGCCTACATATCGATAGTTTGTCAATGCCTTAGATCGTAGGAGTAGGCCTCCTGCTCTATCTCCTCCGTGGTCGGTATCCGGTCACGCAGCATCCACCCCTCCAGCTCCGACTTCCTGAAGAAGACCTTCGAGCCGCTCTTGTAGTGCGGGATGCCCTTCTCCCATACCAGATGCCTGATCCTGCTCGCCGATAGACCGAGGAACATCGCCGCCTCCTCCACGTTGAACGCCTCCTTCGTGCTTATCACAAGCAGGCGCTCTATGCGCTCCAGCCTCTCGGCGAGTTCGGCCACCCGTGTCATATACTCGCCCTCCTCAACTTAGCGTCATAAGTCTCGAGGTTACGCACCATGTGTGCGAGTTCCTCGATGGTGGTCAGTTCCTGCTTGCTGGAGAGCCGTCCCTCCGATAGGAGGTATGCCGTGGCGGTATCGTAGCACATCCTGAGCTCCAACCTTCCGTCCTCCGTCTTGTAGACGGGATATGTCTTACCCGACGGCTGCACTTCCGAGGTCATGGCCTCGTAGGCTATCTCGTCCATAGGGCGGTTATCCCCCATCATCTTGTCCACCTCGCTCACGCCTCACCTCCTTTCCCGCTGAATCGTCCATACCATCTGTCGTATAGGCGCACGGCCAGATAAGCCGCACCCACGCCCACCGCCTTGGTGAACAGGAACGAAGCCGTCCACTCGGCTAACGGCATGCTCTCGTCCGGTGCGGAGAAAACCCCCACGATGGCCACGAAAGCTAAAAATAGGATCACTGCTACTCTCATATTCTTATTCCTCCTTTCTGAAGAGTTCGTCCTCCGACACGCCGAAGTGCGCCGCAAGGACCTTCTTCGTGAGCTCGTCCGGCTCCGATGAACCGGACAACCAGGTGCGGACCGTGTTCTCCGCCTTGCGGGTCACCTCGGCCACTTCGGCCACGAACGCCTGGCACGGCGTCGGCTGCTCTTTCACCTGTTCGTAAATCTCTTTGAATGTCATAATTATTACACTTATTAATATTTTTTCTATCTTTGCCGAAACTTTTGTTATTGCAAATATACAGAGTAATTCGGTAAATCCAAATTATTTTACCGATTTTTTCTGTAAAAATTTATATTAATTATGAAAACGACTGAAAATCAAACGAGTAAAGACCGCCTTTTGCTGTTCATCGAGCACTTGGGTATCGGCCAGACTAAATTCGAAAAGCTCTGCGGACTATCCAACGGGTACGTGTCGAACGTGTCGTCGGTAAGTTTCGACATATTACAGAGGATCACGAAGAGATACCCCGAGCTGAGCGCCGAATGGGTGAAGGACGGCGTCGGCGAAATGCTCAGGATCGCGCCGCACACGGAGGCGAGCGGAGAGGTGGAGGAACTGTGCGGGCAGATGAAGATAGCCCCGCTGGTGCCGGTGGACATCACGAGGCAGCCGGACGTGAGGGTGTGGGACTACGTGAGCAGGCACAAGGAGCTATACGACCGCATCCCCGACCAGATGATGCCGAGGTTCGACCTGATTCACACCGTCAGGAGCAACGTGCTCGCCCCGGCCATCGAGAAGGGAGACGTGCTGTTCCTGCAGCACCTTGACCTGTCCACCGACTCAGTCGTGAACGGGCACATCTACTTCCTCGACACGAAGAAGAACGGAATAGTCGTAAAGAAGGTCTTCATCGAGGATGGCAAACTTCAGTGCTTCTCCCTGTCGAGCAAGGTGGCGGTGAAGTCCTTCTCCCTCGACGAACTGTACGACATCTTCTCCGTCGTTGCGCTGCTGAAGACTTCCATCCCGAACAACGACTACCTGGAGAACAGGGAGAAGATGCTCGGCGACGTGATCGAGCAGAACAGCAATCTCGTCGAGGAGCTGTCGGCTCAGCGCAAGATAATCGAAAGCCTAATCAGACCAATCTGCGACAAATGAGCAACACGAGGGTATATTCGGAATACTCGAAGGCCATAATGGACAGGTACTTCCTCGCCTTCGAGAGATGCAGGGAACTCGGCCTGCTGACGAACGCAAGCGAATACTTCGCAGAGATAGGCGTGGCACGATCCAACTTTTACACGCAGCGCAAGAACCGGGGAAGGGGATACTTCGAGGCGGGGTGGATGACACCGCTGGTGGAGAAGTACCACGTGTCGGCCTACTGGTTGCTGACCGGTAAGGGCGAGATGTTCTAA